ATAAACTAGCTAGAAGTTCTGTAATCTAATGTTAAATTTTATTTTACCTGTTCTCAAAAATCCTTTGACAAGAATGATTGGTTCTAAAGTCATTGATGGGATTAATCATAAAATGGAGAAAGATAAAATAATTAGAGCAAAAGAAATCGAAGCAGTAAAAACTGTTTCTGTTGAACAAGTAAGACAACAAGAACATTCAATTAAAGATGAGATATTAACTCTTTTAATTAGTGCTATTTTTATTTTTACATTTCTACCATTTTCACAACCTTATATGACTAAAGGTTTTGAAATACTTAAATCAGCACCAACTGAATTTTGGTGGGCAGTTCTAATTGTATTCTCAGGAAGTTTTGGAATGTCTACTCTTAAAAACATAAAGGGGAAAAAATAATGTACGGAAAAAAGAAAAAGAAAAATAAATCTAAAAAACAACAATCTGCAATTGCTATTGCAAAGAAAAGAAAATTAAAAATCAAATACTAAAATGGCACTAACAGATAAACAAAAGAAAACTTTAAAAAAGCATAGTGTTCATCACTCTAAAAAGCATATGGCTATGATGAACGCTTTGATGAATAAAGGTAAATCTTTTAGATTTGCACACAGACAGGCAATGAAAATTGCAGGAAAGTAGGTGGCAAAGAAGAAGAATAATCTTCTCAATAAAGTAGAACACGAGACAGGCAGTAAGTTTAAAAAGACTAGCCAAAGCAAGAGACGACCTAAGTTTTCGTCAATGAATAAATCAAAAAGAAGAAGTTTTAAAAAGGCAAATAGAGGTGGCAGATAAACCATTAAACAAAATTATTCGTGAAACGAAAGGGAATAAAAAATATAAAGTCTTTGTTAAAGATGGCGATAAAATAAAGACAGTAAGATTTGGAGACGCTTCAATGTCCAACAATAGAGATAAGACAAAGAACAGAGAGAGCTTTATGGCTCGAATGAAACCAATACTTGCTAATGTCAAAGGAAACAAAAAACTTTCGCCAGTCTACTGGAGTATCAGGTCGTGGAGACTTGGTACGAAAATTTCGTAGAAAGAAAAAGAAAAAAATTTCTGAAGAAGAATTTTGGAAAGTAATGTCCAAAAGATTTCATAAATGAACACCACTTCTCATAAGAGGGGTGTACTTATTAAAATCTAACTTAGCCACTTACGAGTGACAACTTAGGAATGAAAGTAAATAGGTAGATAAATAAATAGTTAATAAGGAGAAAAAAACTATGGCAAACGCTACACCAACAAGACTAGGTCAAAACCTAGCAACAGGTGACGCTAATGCTCTTTTCCTAAAGATTTTTTCTGGAGAAGTCTTATCTGCTTTTGGTAGAGAAAACCAAATGATGAATATGACTACAGTCAGAAACATTCAAAATGGTAAATCTGCTTCTTTCCCAGTCACTGGTAAAATTACAGCAGACTATCATACAGCAGGAAATGAGATAACTGGCTCAACTGTTAAACAAACAGAGAAGTTAATTAACATAGATGATATGTTGATTTCTTCAACTTTCGTTGCAGAAGTAGACGAACTTAAAAATCATTTTGACGTGAGAAGTATATTCTCAAACGAAATGGGTCGTGCTTTAGCAAAAAAAGTAGACAAACACTTACTACAACTAATCGTTAAAGCGAGTAGAAGTACTGCAAATATCAGTGGTGACACTGGTGCAGGTACTGAAATCGTAGACGCTGACGCTGATACAAATATGACTTCGTTAATCGAAAGTGTATTTGAAGCTATCCAAAAGTTAGATGAGAATGATGTTCCATCAACTGAAAGATATATGGTTGTCACACCAGACATTTACTACAAATTAGCAAATGTTGATAAACTTGTAAGCAGAGATTTCTCAGCTAACAATGGTGACTTCGGTAAAGGTTCAGTAGTAGCAATCGGTGGTGTTCCAGTAATCAAATCAAACACAGCAGTAGACAGTTATGTAAACTCTGCAACTGATAGTGCAACTGGACAAAACAACGATTACTTAGTCAATGCTTCAGACGTTGTTGCAACTATTTTTCAAAGAGGTTGTATCGGTACAGTAAAGAGAAAAGACTTAACTCTTGAAAGTACTTATGACCCAAGAAGAATGGGAACATTAATGACTGCAAGAATGATGGTTGGACATAACATTCTAAGACCAGAATGTGCTGTTTCAATTAACAAATCATAATAAATGATAACTTCAGGCGTAGAGATTAACACAGACAATCTACGCCTGTTGTTTAAAGGAGAAATTTATGCCGTGTTGGTTTTGTAAATTAAAAAGATGGTTAGGAAAAAAGATAGACGATTTCTTCGATAGCTTTTTACCATAATGACTACAACAGCAAGAAGTACGGAATTAGAAGCCGTAAATGTTATTCTTTCAACAATTGGAGAAGCACCGTTAAACTCTTTGAGTGGTTCTTTACCAGTAGATGGAACAGTAGCTAAAAACGTATTATCAGAAATTTCAAGAGAAGTTCAATCAGCAGGTTGGCATTTTAACACTCACTATAAAGCTACATTAACAAGAGATACAAATAACAAAATTCCAGTAGGAACTAACGTAGTTAGAGTAGAACTAGACCCAAATCTGGTATCTAAAGCTGATTATGATTTAGTTCAACGTGATGGCTTCCTATTTAATATGGCAAAAAATACTGACATATTTGATAGAAACTTTGAAGATGTCACTCAGGTTTTATTATTACCTTTTAATGAAATACCTGAACAAGCAAAAAGATATATTACAATAAGAAGTGCTAGAGTGTTTCACGATAGAACACTTGGTGCAAATACTTTACATAAATTTTCACAAGAAGATGAAAAACAAGCATTATCAATTTTAAGAAATGCTGAAGCAAGAACTGGTGATTTCACAATCTTTGATACACCAGAACAAATATACACAATAGCAAGAAACAATAGAGGTTATTAATGCCTTTAGTATCACGAACAATTCCTAATTTAGTTCAGGGTGTAAGTCAGCAACCAGAGGTTCTAAGACTTAGTTCACAAGCTACTGAACAAATAAACGGATTTAGTTCTGTTGTTGAGGGTCTTAAAAAAAGACCACCAACTAATTATATTGCTAAATTATCTTCATCTACTTTTGGTAATTGTTTTGTTCATACAATTAATAGAGACGCAAATGAAAGATATGTCGTAATTGTAAAGAATGGTTCAATTGAAGTTTATGATATTAATGGAGTTCAAAAAACAGTAGTCAATCAAACTGGTGCTACTGCATACTTAACTTCTTCAGACCCAAAGAATGATTTTGTTTTAGTCACAGTAGCTGACAATACCTTTGTTTTAAATAAAAGTATTGCCAATGAAATGGATACTACAACCAGTCCTGCAAAAGTAGAACAAGCAGTTTATTCAGTATTACAAGGAGTTGATAGCACACCATACTCAATTACAATTGATGGAACTACGACTACGTTTACTTCATCAAACACAAACACTAAAGATATTCGAGACGGATTAAAAAGTGCAATAGGAAGTCCGTCAGGAATAACTTTAGCAAACATTGGAGACAGTAGTTTTTCTATTGTTAAATCTTCAGGAACTTTAAGTATATCAGCTTCTGATGGATTTGGTGATGACGCTTCACAAGTTGTTGCAGATACAGTACAGAATTTTTCTGATTTACCTCAACCTGCAATTAATGGAATGGTTGTTGAAGTGACAGGAGACGCTTCAAATAATTTTGATAATTATTTTGTTAAATATAATAGTGATGTTTGGGAAGAAACTGTAAAACCTGCAACACCAATAGATATTAAGGAAACAAAATTTCCTCATTTACTAATTCGGACTGCTGACGGAAACTTTAGGTTTAGTCAGATAGACGGAAGTTCTTATACGATTTCAGCTACTTCATATGATGTACCCACGTTAGGTAGCAGAGTAGCAGGAGACTTAAACTCTGCACCTGACCCAAGTTTTATAGGTAAGAAGATAAATGATATTTTCTTTCATAGAAATAGACTAGGTGTACTTGCAGATGAAAATGTAGTTATGTCTAGAAGTGGAGAGTTCTTTGAGTTCTTTCCTGAAACGGTGACTTCAGCTTTAGATACTGACCCAATAGATGTTGCAAGTACTCACACTAAAGTAAGTATATTACAACACGCAGTTTCTTTTGATGAAGAACTTTTATTATTTTCAGAACAATCACAGTTTATGGTGACTGGTGGTGCAACACTAACAGCAAGTAATATATCAATAAATGTCACAACAGAATTTGAAGCAGACAAAAAAGTTAAGCCAGTCGGTTCAGGGTCTAATGTCTTCTTTACATTTAACAAAGGAAATTTCTCAGGGGTTAGAGAGTTTTTCGTTGCGTCTGATACAGATACGAAGAAAGCTGACGATATTACTGCTAATGTTCCAAAGTTTGTACCTGCTAATGTTTTTAAACTTGCTACTTCTACTACTGAAAACATCTTAATAGCTTTGTCTTCTGATGAAGATAATGCTCTTTATGTATTTCAATATTATGTAGCACAAAACAAAAGACTACAATCTGCGTGGCATAAATGGACTTATGGTACTACTACTTCAGATAAAATCTTAAATATTGATTTTATTGAGAATACTTTATTTATTGTAAATGAAAGAAGTGATGGTGTTTATTTAGAAAGTATTGATGTTTCACCTGCACTTACAGATAGTGGAGAAACTTATCTTACTCATTTAGATAGAAAAATTAATAACACTCAGATTACAGAAAGCTATAACGCAGGAACTAATCAGACTACTTTAACTTTACCATACGCAATTACTAACACTATGAAAGTTGTAGGTAAGTCTGGGTCTACAAATAAAGCAGGTCAAGAGATAGCAACAGTTAGTCAATCAGGAACAAGTATAGTTGTCTCTGGTGATATTACTGCACAGAATTTTTTCATAGGAGAGCAATATGAATTTGTATTTCAATTCTCTCAACAATTTATCCAAGTAGCTGATAGCGTAGGAAGTAGAATATCAGTCAAAGAGGGTAGATTACAAATAAGAAACTGGTCGGTTTCTTTTAATGATACAGGATTTTTTACGACAGAGGTGACACCAGTAGGGCGTAGTACATCAAATGCTACATTCACAGGTACGGTTTTAGGTTCAGGTCTTACAGGAACAATTAATTTAGAAGACGGAGATTTTGATTTCGCAGTTCAATCTGAGAATGACAAACTAACAGTAAAACTTAAAAACAATAGTCACTTACCTAGCAACTTCATTAATGCAAGTTGGCAAGGTTTCTATGTCACAGCAAGTCAAAGAATTTAACGGATTTCGTTTATCTATACACGAAGACTGCATTTATTTAGCAGAGAAACTTCGATACGAAGATAAAAGAGAAATCTTAGACGCAAGTGGTTTTGCACCATACGGTGGTCTACTAAAGAGTTTTGTAAACTCAGAAGTTTGTTTCACCATTATAGATAAAGATGACGTACCAGTTGGTATGTTTGGTGTCAGTAAAGATGGTGGAATATGGCTATTAGCGTCTGATGAAATATTTAGGATACGATTTTCTTTCTTACGAGAAAGTAGAAAGGTCGTAGACTTTTTAAACAACAAATATCCAAAACTATGGAACTACGTTGATTGTAGAAATGAACTACATATCAGATGGCTCAAATGGTGTGGATTTAAATTTTTACGAAAAATTAAATATGGAGTATCTCAAAAACCTTTTTATGAGTTTATAAGAATATGTGTATAGAACCAACAACGGCAGTAATGTTAGCCAGTGCAGGGTCGTCATTGATACAATTTCAACAGGCGAAAGCGTCACAAAAGGCACAATACGAAGCACAAAAAAGACAAAATGAAATAGCAAGAGCAAATGCAATTAGAAGATATGCTAATGAACAATTAAAAATTAGACAAGTCGTTGCACAAAGTTCTGAAAAAGGATTTCAAGCTAGTATCAAAGGTAAGAAAGCTAGAGCAAGATTTATTGCAGGTTCAGAGGGATTAGCTTTATCTGGTTCACAAGAGAGACTAATGGCAGATTATTATAGAACTGAGGGTAATTTTAATTCTGCATTACAAAGAAACTTAGGAATAAATATTGCACAATACGAAAGAAATTTAGAAGCAATTCAATTTGGACAACAGGCACAATCAACTTATGTGTCACCACCAAATCCTGCTTTGTTATTTGCTTCAGCTTCATTGAATGTAGCTAACTCTTATTATTCTTTAGAAGCACAAAAACAATTGATGGGTCTTCAAACTGGTTCACAGAAAAAAGGACAGTTAGATAGTTTAAATAATTTTCAAAATAATAATGTGAGTATTCCTGTATAATGGCTAAGAGAAGAACTACACCAGATTTGAACTTGCAACCTGAACTTCCTAAAGTTTTAGCAACAGATTTTAATTTATTTTATAAACCACAAGCTGAACCACAAGTAGCAGGTATGGAAGAATTTACTAAAAGTTTAGACGCTTTTGTAAATCAAGGTTTAACAAAAAAAGTATTAGCTGATGAAAAAGCTGAAAAGAATTTAAATATTGATGAAGCTAGAAAATTAAAAGAAGAAAATAAATTATCTTTTAAAGACGCAGTAGAGAAAGGTATTATTGATAAGAACTCTAATCCTTATCTTATTGAAGCATACAAAAATTTAGATTTACAAGATAAAGCAAGAAAATTTAAAAAAGATTTATATTTAAAATATAGTGAGTTAGGTGTTGATGAAAACCCAAATTCAGGTGCTTTTACAGAGTT